CACGTGACTCCCCAGCTGCAGAAGGCTTAACCCTTAACTAAAAGGCTATCCTTTTAAAGCAGCATACACCCTTAACACTGCCCTTATGGGCAGGTGGACTCTAATTGTTGTTATCTCCGACGAGATCCATCCAAGGATACTCATAGATCAACAATTCCAAAGAGGCCAAGTACTCATCCGCAATAAAGTCGGAGAAGTTCTTGAACTCAGGAATGTCGATTCCATAAGTACCAAAAGATGAATTGTCATTGATTTGAACAATTTGCTTAGCCATGGTATTCTCCATAGGTTAAGCCCTACAAGGAGGGCAGTTAATCCTCCAGGTAGGTGAGTGCCTCCTGAAGCTCATTTGGGAAGATTACATGTGATTGATGAGTCGGAGCAGAACCCGGTCCGATACAGATCGTATCGAGCTGAGCTCCACTTTTACCTGCAAGTGAGATGAAATCATCTCGCTCGGCCGGCGTCAATCGCATGATCAACCCTAGCGTCAGTGTTAAGGGGCTCCCATAGAAGTCGATCTCTCGACTTCCGGGTCGAGACGTATTTGGACACAATCCGAGCATGCTCATGATTGTGCTTCCTGGATACGAAATCCAGGAACGTCTCGATTCCTTGCCTGTCTCGTTGTGAGTTCGGCACATGTAATTGCCAAACTCTAACCTCGTTCCTATGTAGGCGCGAATTCCATCTTTTATCAAGATGAGATTCATCGCTTCCAGAAAACGAGGAGAGACCGGTGAACCCAGCATCCATTCTGCCCACAATCCTGAGTCTTCGTTGTATACGAAGAGGAATGAGGGCTCTACAGCTGTCTGAGGCATGCCATAATCCTTTATTAAAGAGGTTATTGGTTGTGTCTACTACAGCCTGACAGGATGCCGGGCTGCTCACGACTATGGATTGCGGACTGGTTGGAGTTACATCGTAACCCTTATAACCGTCCGTTCCGCAGGACTCCCTAAAATGACCGCGAACGTAGCTCTTAGCTGCATTCACTTTCAATTGAAGGGCATCCATAAGGATCCGTAGTCGTACGTACCCGTGAGTGGGGATAATAATGTCATCCCCATACACACGGACTTGGCCACGAAGTTCCAGTATCTTTTGTGGAGTGATATCACCATCGAGGCAAGCCCCGAGAGCGATACACAAGAACACAATTGATTGAACTGGAAAGGTCGTAGCAGTACCTTGCGCGGCAAACTTCTTGAGTTTCAAGAAGCCCTGTTCCCGAGATACATCATCTCTCAGGAGTCGCGTTCGTGCGGCGTGCAGAGCGGATAAAACGGAGTAGTTACTCCGGAATATTCGTTCCACGGTCCAACACGAAAGCCGGTCACTCGCATCGGAAAGATCAACCGTTGCAAGTTTTCGGTCTAAGGAAGACTGGAGAACCAAGTCACCTGATGCGTTCTGATCTCGGAAGTCAACAAACCCACTAAAATCACCGTGGGAGAGTTGTTCCTCCAAGAAAGCCCATGTAGCCTGCTGACACCACATATGTGACGTCGGTTCGGCTGCAATGAGTCTAGGACCTTTTGCGGTCTTAGGAACATGCATTAGACGACTAGCCAACTCGTGATTAATTGGCCTTTCCAAAGGAGACCCTGCGGTTCTACCGCATTGTTCAAAAGGAAAGAAGTTCTGCAGCTTAGCAGGCCAGTTACGGAACACGAATTTCTCGTGATTCTTTAACCTTTCTGCCACTGCACCAGGTCCATGCTTAAAGCCAATCCCATTGCCGTCTAAGCTCCTACCTTCAGAAAAGAAGATAGGGCAAAAGACGTCAAAGGAACCGATGATCAAGTCAGCAACTTGCTGAACTTGGCCTAGGAGTCTACGGGCCCCTTCCCTTCGATTGTGTTCTCCTTGTTCATCGCCTTGCGGCTCTGAACAAAAGAGATCAACATCTTGAGGAGGATCAGAGATGCATTCACCAAGATGGAGATTGCAACCTGATCGGGATTCGTAGTCAAGGGTGTCGGAATCCCAACAGAGCGTTGGTTTTCGTAATCCTTTTTCGATGTCATGATAGTTCTCCAAGACCGCAGCGATGCGATCTGAGGAACACTCAACCATAAGATTCTTCCCCAGGCGGGTCAATTGCCTGAGAAAGAAAATGGCATTAACATCGACATCCTGCTTTAAGCAGCCATTAATGTCGAACACGCGTAACCAAAGTCCCGAGAAAAGTCTCGGCACCTTGACTCTCTTGGATACCCTTCGCGAGAAGGGCCCTGAGAGCTGAAGACGTCCGGTCTCTAGCCCCTGAAGAAGTAGGGAATCGAGATTCGGGAGATCTAACGTAAAAGTTGTTAGGCCTCGTGTTCTACACTGAAGGGCAAGTCTCTCTAAATCGAGATCCAAGCCCAACAAGGCAGGGTACGCGCTCTGGACATCCTTACGGAGTCCAGAGCAAACATGGAGTAGAGCATTCACTTGACTTTGCATAGATACTCCTATAAGGGAGGACTCTATTCAAGCCACAGAATGCAACGTTTCTCGAGAGTCTCTTAGGACTCCGAGTTCATCGACTTGGTGATGTTTGCCTCCGTAAGGAAAGCGAACAATCCAGCCGCAGTCTTCATTGGATCAGTTAGGGTATCACCCACCTGATTCTCGACGACTGCGTACGTTTTCCGAATTGTGGAAAGCGTTGCTGGCGCCACCGGAAAGACGGTCCACGTCAACTCGAAGTTGTGACGGTCAATCATGACCCCACGCTTCTTGTCGAGGTAGCTCGAATTCCTGATGAACAGCCTGTGCTCTTCCGTTGCCGATCGAAGCCGATACTCTGACGAGTACTGGTCTTGATTGACACGAACGAGATTCTTGGCCACCGCATTGATGGTCACGACTGCAGGATCTGCGAACATGTATTCTACTCCTTGCTGAGCCACTCATGGCTGTGATCGGGCAATACTACGCCCTCAGCACCGCCAAGGAGCTCAGTATACCCACTTGTCTCCCATCTAAGAATGGGAAATGGGCAACAGGTGCAACAAAAGACGTCGCACGGCGTTTTTCCTCACGTCTGACTTCGAATGGGCTCATTACGAGCCCATCGCTGCCAAAGTAAGGACCACCGCTGTGAGTTGTCTTCGTGTGCGACATGATCGTAACTGAATCAAGTCTGGCTGGAATCGTGTTCCGATGAGCAGAAAAGAATTGCCCAGCGGTAGACGCCCAGTCAATTAGCCAGGACCATGGAAGAAGCTCCCACAATGTGGAAGCGTCCACGGTAAGACCGAGAACGGCCTTTCTGGCTAAAGCACGCATAGATTCGGGTGACGAAATAGAACGAGGATCCACAGTAGGTAACCACCTACAATGTGCCCTCATTCCAAACTTAGTCACGCTATTGTACATACCCGAAATAAACGAGTTGTACGACTGAAACACGGCATTGCCGGTTGCAGTAGCGCTCCAAAACCCG